TAACAGGACAAACAGTAACAATTACACCTTCTAGTTCTTCAAACAAAGTTCTAATAACATTAAGTGCTTGGGGTATTATGTTTAACCCCGCTGGTTGTGCTATAAAATTATTAAGAGGTTCAACAGACATTCATAACATGGTTAGCTATGTAACAGACACACAATGGTCGCAAGGGTGTTATACCTTTTCATTTCTTGATAGCCCATCAACAACTTCTGCCACAACTTATAAAATTCAAGGTTATTCGCAAACCGCAACTTCTACCGCAGAGTTTAGGTTTAATTATAGCAATAATCCTTATCCTGCTGATACACCTCAAAGCACAATGATTGCACAGGAAATAGCAGGATGAACCAGAATCAAATTCCATTGGTAGCCGGTGGTTTGTCTGCTCCGTGGTGGGTAGGCGCACTGAATGAATGGCTAGGGTTAGTTGCTGTGATATTGACTATAGCTATGCTGGCAAGAAATCTATGGAAAGGTAAGAAGTAATGTTGCAAGCATTGATAGCCCCCATAGCTAACATTGCTTCTTCTTGGGTTGAATCTAAAGTTGAAACACAGAAAGCCAAAGCTGCGGTTGCCAAGCGTGTTGCTGCTGGCGAGCAAGAGTGGAATCTTGAGCAGGCAAAGAACTCATCATCATCTTGGAAAGATGAGTGGCTTACAATTCTTGTAAGTATTCCATTAATTTTAGCCTTCACAGGTAATGAAGATATCGTTGAGCGTGGTTTTGCTGCGCTTGATACCATGCCTGATTTTTACAAGACCGCTGTTGGCGTTGTGTTTGCTGCCAGCTTTGGCGTTCAACAATTAACAAAGATGTTTAAGAAATGAATATAGCAAAATTTACAGACCTTGTTGCCCAACATGAGGGGCTGCGGTTGGACATGTATCATGACACAGTAGGTGTTCCAACTATTGGTTATGGGCATAACATGATGATGCCCATATCAAAAGAAGCTGCAAAGATTATATTGGATGACGATGTTAAAATTGTTTTTGCAGAGTTAGACGACCGTATGGAATGGTGGCGTGATTTGCCAGAGGCAGCACAAATGGTTGTTGCTTCAATGGTGTTCAACATGGGGTGGCCACGTTTCAGCAGATTTAAGAAATTTATAGCTGCGTTAGAAGATAGAGCGTGGGATAAGGCCGCTTATGAAATGGAAGATTCATTGTGGTTTCAGCAGGTAAAGTCACGGGGAGAGGAACTTCGGGGGCTAATGTTAAGCTGCAATGGACAAGACACCACTTAAAACAATTATTGATGCGTATGAAATGCACGGCAACATACGCGAAGCTGCTGATTCAGTAGGCATGACACGCGCTACATTCGGAAGAAAGTTAAAAGCTGCTGTTGAAGGCGGGCTTGATTACATTCTGCCTGATGTGCCAGAAGATGACTTGCCTGTAGAGGTGCTAGTTGACCAGCTGCATAACAGATTTAAGCAGCGCAAAGCACACAAAGAAGCTACAAAATGGCATGAGATAACCATGAAATCTAACAAACCTATTGGCTTGTTATGGTATGGTGACCCCCACATTGATGACAATTACTGCGACTGGGATTCATTACGCTCTCATTTGGCCCTACAAGATTCATACAGCGGCATCTACGGCTGCTCGCTAGGTGACCACCAGAACAACTGGGTTGGCCGTCTGGGGCGATTGTATGGCGAACAAGACACATCGCATAAAACAGCATGGAAGTTAGTGGAGTGGTTAATAAACCGCATGAATCCGCTCGTTCTCATTGGCGGCAACCACGATATGTGGAGCGGTGCCGGTGATCCTCTCAAATGGATGACGGGTCTTAACACAGTGCGTGAGGACTGGGAGGCTCGTATCTCTTTGAATTTCCCAAATGGCAGGCAGTGCAGAATACACGCGGCTCACGATATGCCGGGCCATTCCCAATGGAATTCGCTTCATGCCCAGAACAAGATGGCTAGGTTTAAATCGCACGCACATCTGTACATAAGCGGCCACAGGCATAACTGGGGCTTGGCACATATTGAAGACGTAGAGCGTAAAACAACAGCTTGGTTGGCTAGAGCGAGAGGTTACAAATTCCACGACACTTATGCCTTTGTCAAAGGCTTTGAACAGCAGAACTTTGGGCAAGCTATCTTGCAGATTATCGACCCTAATAATAATTCTCCTGTTAGCTGGACGCAGTGTTTTGCTGACCCTCATGAAGGCGCAGAATATTTGAAGTTTCGGCAATCGCTTCAGCAGTAATCGCGCTGTATCCAGCTATATCCACCCAGCTATCCTGATGATGTGGGTTTTCCATAAGGCGTGCCACCTTTACCAGCACCATCATTATGCCTACATCTTCAATCTGAAACTCGTGGTCAGCATAGCTCGACCATAGTTGAGCAATGCGCTCAAAGTTTTCGTTTGGCTTGCCGTAATTCTCACCACGCTCTGCTACTGCCTGATGTGCAAGGTCTAATATATCTACTCTGTTCATGCTAAACTTTCCTTAAACTTGCTGTCGTAAGACATGTTTATGTATTTGCAATTATGGAATTCAACATCGCCTAATGAGTAGCCTTGTCCTTTCCACTTGCCTTGAGATTTGCGTAACTTCTCTTCAGCCCTACGCATAGCCTGTTCTTCATCACGCCCTCGTACCTTGCGGGTGACAGTGTGCTCTACAGTCATGGTGACTTCAAACGTGAGTGTCTTTGCCATTGGAATAACCCTCTATCGTGTGTCGAGATTGTGTCGATGTTTGTTTATGGATACCCATAAACTGCATTTCTAAAGCAAAACATATCAATATAAACGCAACTAAACCTGCAAAAATGCAGGATAATAAGTAAACGAAAGAACGGCGTAACATTCTGAATATGTTGAATAATATGTTAATTGGGATGGTGCTGCTAGCGTGATTCGAACACGCGACCTCACCCTTACCAAGGAAATAAACGTCACTTATAACTACCGGATTGCGTTGGGTTTTTATCATTTTAATCTCATCAGTGTGTCGGTTGTGTGTTCATCTGAAACAGATGCGTATCTTAACACCATTCGTTCAGACGACCACCCGCCGAGTTTCATTAATACTGGCATTGATGCACCGGCCATGACAAGCCGTGATGCCCAATGGTGTCGCCAATCATGTATTGTAAAATCTGTTATGCCTGCCCTTCGGCAAGAACGGACATGCACCCCACGCAGATTCCTAGGGTCTGCGTAGGGTACACCCGCACTGTTGGTAAACACGGAAGTAGAGCGAGAAAGGTCAAGAGACCAAAACCCCTTTCGCACTCTGTCGTGCATTGGCATAATTCGCCTTTTTCCATTCTTACTTTTTTCAACCAACAGTGTATTTGCTTCAAGGTTTATATGAGGCGGGAGGAGAGACACCGCCTCTGACAAACGCAAACCTTGATAGCAAAGCGTTATGAAGAGCAGCCGAATGAACGCAGGATATTCTGCAAGCAATCGTTCTTGTTCTTCGTATGTTAAAAATCTTATGCGGTCATTAAACTCTTTCTCTTTTGTAATCTTTGGGGAAACAGATGCGGTGTTTAGAATTGAAACAAATGTTGCGCGATAACGATTAATGTTTGATGGCTTTCTGCCGTATAAATTTTTTGCAACAAAGTGCTGCCAAGCATCTTGGTTAATGTGGTTTAGCTGGTAATTAGCAAAGTGTTTTTTAAGTATGTCGGTGATGTATTTGTCAGTTGCGCCACGGGGCTTTATTGACAGCCATGTGTTGGCTGCGGTTATGAAGGGCAACATACTGATGCCGCCCTTCATCTCTGTTAGAATTGTATCCTCTATATATCTGCAGATTTCGACAGCTTTTCTCTTAGCTGTCTGGCCTGTAGATTTCCTGACTGTAACCACTCTGTTACCATCGGTGACAGTACCACGGATGTGCCAGACATCTTTTCTTTTGTAGAGGCTGAGCATTTGTCTGCTCCTTTTATCTGAAACACACAGTTATAAAAATCATTACGCTGTTCATCTGTAAAGAAACGCTTGTGGCCCATCTTCACATATTGAAGTTTGTGTTTGCGTATGTGATACCGCATGCGGTCATCGTTCAGACCCAACTCTTTTTTGACATCATCAAAAGGGTATAACATCTTCCGTTTCCTGTTGTTGTGTAGGCTGTGCTTGTGCTGTCTGCTGCATCTTTTCCTGTGCAGTAATAGACATAAATTGCATGCCGTCTTTGCTGATGTTCTTCCAAGCTGACATCCGCATATCTTCTATTGGCCCTTTATATTCGGGCTGGTTGTCACCCTCTTCTTTCTTGTCATTAGGGAAGAGAACGCCAGCACGTTTGTAAACGCCAATAATTGGTTTGCCAGTGTGGTCTGTATCTTTGACTAGCACCACAGGATTATCCTCACCGCGCAAGTTTATCTTGCCAGTAAGTATCATTGCCTGTTCAGGGCGGGGCGGGAATGCCGCCCCTTTGTTGGTGTTATCATATTCCATTTAAAACTCCGAAGGTTTGTTGGTAGTTGGCTGTTGCGGCTTTGCTTGTGCCGCTGTGTTGCCATCATCATCTTCTGATGGCAGACCAAACGCTGATTGCAGTGCATAGCGTTTAGCATAGGTGATACCTGACCCCATTTTCTGTGGGTCGTTGTTATCTTTAGAGCGTACAGGGCAAAGGCTCTCGCGCTTCTCGCCAGATGGTGTGTGTACAATGATGGTTTTGACAACTTGCACTACAGTTTCACCAATGGTGATCAGGTCAAGCGGTTGCATAAAGTAAAGCCCGTATTTGTTTGCTTCACCCGCCGCATCAATGACAGCTTCTAGGCTGGCATAGTTGCTTCTAAAGTGTGGGTTCTTACTGTCTTTGACAGCGACAACAGATTCTTGTTGATAGGCAAGCATTGCCTCATCAAAAGTTTTCGGCATTGTTGTTTTGGCTGGTTGCTTTTCCAGCTTGGCTACATTATCTTGGGCCATGATTGCAATCTCCTGTATTGCAGTTGGTGTTAGAAGGGGCGGTTGTCACACCGCCTCTTCGTTTATGGTGATGCGGCATGCACCACGCTTGTCACGTTTGATAGTCAACACATCACAATAAACTTCACGTTCATTGTCGTTAATCATCGAGCGTAATTCTTTTTTGATAGCATCGTGTTGCTTCACGGACTGTGAAGCATTCACGAATTCGTGTGCTAGATTCACAAACTGGTTGTCGCTGTTGGCATCGCGTGAAACCAGCCCATCAATCTTTACAGCAGACCAATCTATCTTGGTTTCTTTGTAAGAAGCTGGCTCTTTATCTTCGACAACATACTGCCAGAACGCATGTGCTTGGGTAGATACCTTCATCCAAAATTCATGATCATAATCTACAACACAATATTCCCAGCGATTGCCAAAGATGACAGAGAAAATTGTCTGGTGTATATCCATAACCCGCATATACAAATGCACTTGCGGCAGATAGGCAGATAAAATATCTGACATTTTTTTGTGACCGCCAGTATGTTTGCATTCTATAATTGCAAAATCATTATTGGCATGGTCGTATGCAATAGAATCTGGCCTTGCCTGATATGGCACACCAGCTATTTCACGTAGCTGTGGTTCAACGTGGCGGTAGTTATAGCCAGCTTGTTTCGATAACCATTCAAGATTAAAGGCTTCAGTTTGAACACCGAGCTGCACATTGAACTGACCAGACAAATCATCTGGCTCTTTGCGCCCTGTCTTAACTAGCCATAGGTCATGCCAGTCACCGCGCATAATACTGTAGAGGTCTGAGCCTCCAATAAAACCTGTTCGCTTCATAATAAACTCCTGCATATATGCAACATTATCATACATATTAATAGTTATCAATGCGTTTTTGCAGTGTTTGTTGCAAAAGTTTACGTGGCTTCATCATCCAATCCATGCACTCAACAAACTCTGCAAGCGTGGGCCAGAACTTATTGTGCCGTTCGATAAAACCAATCGCATCTATAACAATATCAGCAGGCCATTCTGTAAGTTTTTCTGCCAACACGCGTCGCTTCAATGCCATTACTTCAGGGTCGAAGTCTTTGGGTATTGTCATCAGAATACTCATGGCTGTAAGTCGTTGCTCTATTTCTTCCTGCGGCAACGGCAACAAGCTTGCTTCAACTTTTCTAAGAGCTTTGTGCAAATCATCCGGTTCTGGATTGCCTAATATAGTATAGCCACGCAGTTCATAATCTTTGGTTAGGTCAAGTTCCAACGCTACCAATGAACTCACGCCATCTTCGACCATGGTCGTTCGACTTAGAACCGTTATGCTGCTGTCGCGCATTTTTTCTATTGCCGTCTCTTGCTGCGAAGGTGACAGTGTTGTAGCACCATTTTCTGTATGCTGCTGGGATGTTGTGCATGCGCTTGCCTTCGTAATAGGCAATGAATTTATTTGTTTCAATGTCATGGTTTACCTCCTGACCATTTCTGTGCGCAACCTCATCGATTGACGCAATCAACTCATCAGATGGCTTCCAACCTTCTGGGAGAGTATTATTGTTTATTGGTAGTTTAGTGTCCTGCTGTGGCACTAGCCTGTCCCGCTCTGGTACTAGCTTGTCCTTCTCTGATACAAGCAGATGATACATTGTTGAGCGTTCATGATTGCCGGATATTCGGCTGATTAGATTCTGTTCTTCAAGCAAATCCAGTTTACGGTTAATGGTTGAACGGCCCATGCCTGTTCGTCTGGCAAGTGTAGCTTGTGAAGGCCAGCACTTTGCGTCCTCATTGGCATGGTCCGCCAGAACGACTAACAGCCAGCGGGATAATGCGTCTGGTGTCGGGGCTTTCATAGCCCATGCGATGTGTTGAAACATCAAACCTCCTGTTGCATTTATGCAGTATAACATGGAAGTGTTGACAAATACAATGCGTTTCTGCACTATCTGAGTGCGCAAACCTCCTGCAATATTGCGCGGTCACTTGCTGGCTCGGCTTGAAAACTCCCC